TTTTATTCCTTTATTTAGTTAAAAATTAATGTTTTAAAGCTCTTAAAATTTTATTTGATGGTATGTAAACAAGCTATAAAAAAAGCCCTTAAAAAGGGCTTAATTTATTTTATTTAGTATTTAGCAAACGAACGCTAAATATATTGATACAATACATATTATGAATGCAATATTATCTTTTATATTTTCTTTATTTGTTCTTAGATATCTTGAAAAATATCTTTTATTAAATTCATACTTTGTAAAGTGCCATTTTATTTTATTCATATTATTTATTCCTTATTTATTTAATGTTGTATAAATGTTGGTTTGCTTTTTGTAATACAATATTTACAAGCTGAACAAGTAAACCCATTTTTAGGGCTTAATTTAGGTAAATTTAGCTCTTTTCCTTTAGTTATAGGACATAACAAACCCTTACTTTTTTTGGCTAGTTTTTGCATTGCTTTATAGCTGCCAAAATTTAAATATTTCTTTCCTTCAATTTCTATAAAACTATTAATTATATTTAAGTTGCTTGGAATTAATTTTCTATCAATTTGTGGGGCTTTACTATATGTAAATATTTTTAGATCGTTTGAATTTTTTGCAATGTTACACCACATCAAAAAATATTCTTTAGAATAAAAATCACCACTAGAATGAATTCTAATAAATTTAATATTCTTTTTTTCAATTTCTTTTATTAGTTCTTTTTCTAGGTATTTAATATCATTTAAAGCAATTGCAAAATTAAAGGTATTGCTTTGTTTTGCACTCTTCCATAGAAATGTACCTTTATTTGCGTAACAATCCTTGAAACATTCGGAAGAGTCTGGACAGCTTACAACAGCAGGTAAATCAAACGCATATATCTTGCGACCTAATTTTGAATTAGTATTTTTTAAAAAACCGGTTCTTTTTTTATATGCTTTAATTTCATTTAATTTTTTATTAGAATATTTTAAAAGACTTTCAGCCGTTTCAAAATATTTATTATTTTCTATAGCTTGTTTATTTAAATATAGTTCTTGCATAGGTTACCCCCCCCTTTATTTAGTTAATTATTTATTTAAATTTTAAAGATTTTTTTTCCATTAATTGATAATCATTTAATTCATTTTCTAGATCCATTATTAATACTTGTAATTGATTTTCTGTGAATCTATAGAATATTTTTAATACGTCTATAAGTTTTGCATGGAATCTCATGTCATATATATCTTTTGTATTATATGTAATAAAACTTAATTCATTTTTTGAATAGCTTGTTAAATCTATTCTTTTATAGTTATTCTTTTTTATCTGATTTTCTAAAGTCATATTAATACCCACCTTTATTTAGTTAATATATTAGTTAATCTTTTTATTTTTAATTGTTCTTGCTTTATTGCAATAATTACAGATTTGCACGGCTTTTTAGTAGATTTAAGCCTATTTAAATTGTTTTTATATTCTTTTATACGTTCTTTGATAATATCCATTTTAAAGCCCCTTTATTTAATTATGCTTAAAATTATGATTATTGAAGGAACAAAAAGAAAAAAGCTAAATATTAAAAATCTAATGCTTTTTATTCTATGTGATAAGATAATGCCTAATAAACTTAATACTGGCAGCAAGCCCATCAAGATTATTATTACTATTGTATATGCTGTTTCTAGATTCATTTTGTTTTATTCCTTATTTAGTTAATTATTTAATTAAATCAATGTAAATTTTTATATCTTTTAAAGCCTCATTAATACTTTTAAAACCACCAGCACCGAAAATATTAACAGCGTTTAAGTCTAATACTTCATATTTTCTTTTAATTTCACAAAATGAAATTTGAAAGTTTTTATTTTTATAAGTGTAAATTTTCATATTGTTATTCATTTTATCTAATTCCTTATATTGATTTATTGTAACTAAAATTAAATTACATAATACTAGAATTAAAGTCAACCTTTTATTTCATATTGAATTAATACAGATAAAAAGCCATTTAATATTATCATACCATTACATACAATAACATATATATATATCTAATTAAAAAAGATTCATTAATTATTTAAATATCAGATCCAAACAAGCGCGCCAATTCAACTAATACTATATACAATAACACTTAATCACATATACACTAACACTAATTATGATAATTATTAATTATATCTAAAATTATATCTCAAAATCTGATTTAATGGGGTTCACCTCCTCTTATAATAAAAATATTAACTACTTCTTTAGATAGTTAGACCCCGTCGGGGGGATAGCAAATGTGAGGTTGCGTGAGGTACCATTCCCCACAAAATACAAAAGCTAACTACGGATAAAATTTGCATAAGAACTCTGTATGGTATTATATTAGAATATGGAAAATGATACTTTAGTCGCTAAAAAGGAGGGGGCTAAGGTAAGGAACCGCTCTAGGTCATATTATCGCTATAAAAGGGCAGAAAAGGCGATAAATGAGGCATCTGGTAATGGTAGGTGCTGGTGGATTGCTAAATACCTAAAAAACACACTTAAATATTAAATGTCAGATTTACTTAAAAGACCAGACGTATTAAGGGCTGTTGAGCTATATGCTTTAAAGCCTGATATTACTGCTGCTGAGGTAGCTAAGGATATTGGTGTGTCTACACAGTTGATTTATATTTGGCGCAAGAATCCAAACTTTATAGATGCAATTTACGAGAGGTATATGCTTCGCTTCGGTGTGGATATAGTTGCCGTATTAGAAGCGATGGTAAGAGAAGCTAAAGCGGGTAATGTGCAAGCAGGAAGACTTGTGTTAGAACATAGTGGTAAATTGGTTAAGAATGTTAATATTACTATTGATAGTCCTTATGAGAAGTTCTTGAAGGCAGATAAAGCCGAAATAGAATTTGAAGATGCTGAAATAGAGGAGATTGTTGCATCAATGCCTGATATAGAGGCGGATTTACCTGAACGGAATACTGAAAATCAAATACAACGCACAAAGAAAGAAAGGAAAAGAATAAAAAAAGTAAAGAAAACTGCTGCCGAACGTGCTGAGTATAATAAAAAACGAAGAGAGTGGGAGAGTTGGGTTCGCAGAGCAAAAAAGGTTGGAGTTGCTCCATTACCTGCTAGAAGACCTACGCCTGCTCAAAGGAAAGCGTGGAGAGATGAAGTCGAACAAAAAGAAAACGAACAAAGACAGGGATAAAGGTATAGTTTGGTGTATGGCTGAGATATATGCTATGAAATTAGCTATACAAGCTTTGCAAAGCCAAATTAATGATTTAAGCAATACCCATAAAGAAAAGACTACCTGAGCCTAATTCTTCACATATCTTATCATAAACATCCTCAGTTATAGGGACTACTATGTCTTCTGATATTTCAATTTGAGCTTTTGACTCACTATTTAGATCATTAATTAAATTTTTTAACTCATCCAACCTTTCATTAGTCTCTTTAACTGATTTTAGTAATTCTACTAGAATTCTCATCTTCATACTGACTCCTTTAGGTTGGATTATTTTAGTTTAAGCTTTTCGTTGAATTTTTTAGCTATTTTATCTTCTATTTCAGGCTTTTTTTGAACATCTACAGATAAAAAGTTTCTAACAGGAACTCTTATATTTTTTTTGTTTTTAAAATACCGAATCTCTCCTCGTGCAACAATAGGGATGTATTTTGGTTTAAATCCCCTTTTATTGTGCAATGTACCGTATTCAAGCATTTGAACCCCACCTCTTGTAGCTTTAATACTGTTATACAAAGCTCCTGTTGCAAAGAGAGGCTTACTTCCCCCAATACCTCTCTCTCTTCTTATACTTATAGTAGAATTTTTTAATGGTGGAGTCAGTTTCCCGTCAAAGATGTTCTTTTTAGCGTTTTCAGCTATAGGTTTTGATGTTATTGCTGTAATGTAATGTTCCCATTTATTTGATTTTACATAATTTAAAAGGCTTTTGAATTTAAAATTTGACTTTATTATCGCTCCAATCATAGTATATTTCTATCCTTGTTTTTTTCTTTATTCTCAGCAATTATCTTATCTGCTTCATCTAATGATAAGTCATCATTGTATTCAACCATAAGTTTAGATTGCGTTGTAAGGTTGTTTTGGAGTCTATGATTATCCCAAAGTATCTGATCTTGCATTGTTTTAGGGTATTCAGGCTCGTTAAAGTCTAATTTAAGGCTCTCTGGTAGTCTTATGCCATTATAATCTGCAATTTCTCTTTCAACGTGGTATAATTCGTGTTCATACATCTTCCAAAGCTCAATATCGTCTTGGTAATCCTCAAATCTTTCTAAATCTTTGATTTTTAAAGCGATTCCACTAGGAACTTCACCACCATCTTGAGCAAATTGAACATATAAGTGATTATTTTGAGCAACTAAGTCAACTTGAAACTTAACTGTCTCTATTACTGACTGTAAATCAGCATCTGGGGCAACAATGTCAAACACAGAGCCTTCGGGGAGGTCTAATATAGTGTCTGATCCAGCTCTTTCTAATCTTTTATCGGCTTGAAGCCCAGTTACATAAGGTTGACCAAACATTTGAAATCTCAACCCTAATTGAAGCTCAGTCATAGTTATATTTACGTGTTCATTGCAAGAAACTATATCATCTGCCCCATCTACAAAGAAAGAATCTAATTGATTTTCTCTGTGAGTAAATACAAATGGAAGAACTCCGTATCCGTGTTCATATTCGTCAATAATATTGCCATCTTCATCATATAACGCGTACATACCGCTATCCCAATAAGCATACTTTAGTTTTTCAGCCTGCGATATATCGTCTGAATTCCCCAAAACAGGATAAGTAATAGCTTCAGGCTTAAAAGGATTGTCGCCAAGATGGACATCGAAGTAATAAACAGGTCTATAGTCAAAATGAGGCATATCATCATCAATAAATACAACTTGAGTAGCAACGGTTCCAATTAAACGTGTCATTCTTTCAATATGCTTCATCCTAGCGTCTTTCATTACAGTTAAATTGCTATAGACATTTCCCACATTTCTATTAGCTCCTACTGTGTATATTCGGCTCATTTTATTAATAAATCTTTTAGTAAAATTAGCTTCATAACAAGGGATTTCCCTAAAAGCATCAGAGTCAAAATATTGATTTATATAGTTTGCGGTATTTGAGCCGCAATAATAATCTATTAATTTCCTTATATGCCTTCTTCTTGCTGAAGCTTCAGATTGCTTGTAATCTTTTACTGATTCTTGAATTATTTGTTCGACTGTCATCTCTTCCTCACTATTAGTTGTTGCTGTTTAATTGGAAATCTGTTTATAAAAAAATATCTTATCATATCGCATCCGTGGTCGTGAAATCCGTCTTTTAAAGGGTCTTGTTTTAAGTCAGACCCTTCTTTATGTTCTGGGTATCGATAGTTTTCTAAATCTTCTGCTATTCCTTGACATTTTTTGTCTATATGTAAATAACGCTTACCCATAGCGTTTTCAATAAACCCTCTTACGTGGCTAATCCCAGATGTAATATTTCTAGACACTTTATCTCTTATTGTGTGTATTCGGATTCCATTTTGCCTAAAAATTTCTATATCGCCCATCCCTGACTGTCCTTGAGCTTGTTGTCCAGCTGGGTCTCCATAATACTCTCTAACGTAATACGGTTTTGCTTTAATTCGCTTAACAAGCTCATCAGTCTTAATATTTGTTTCGTGTATAATTTCATCAATTATGTTTATATGCCATTCCCCGTTAATCATTTGAGTTTGAAACCACCCTACTGCTGGCATCCTATATCCAAAGTCTACACTACAAAATGTAGGGTAATTTGGGTTGTATGGGAAATAACCTACATCTAAGCTTCTGTCAAACGGGTATACTTGACCTGCAAATGTTGTAAACTTAGCACCATACTCTTGGTTAAACGATTCAGTTGACATATTTCTTTTTCTTTCAACTATAAACTCATCGTTTTGCCCATCAGGGAAGGAAAACTGATTATCCCAAGATGGAGCTTGGTGCGATTCCCATAACTTGTCTTTCTGACCTAGCAAGTATAAATCATAAACCCAATTAAATCCTTCAGGGGTCGTAATAAATATTGCTTTTCCTTTTCTATCTGATAAAGTAGGAGACAAATACATATCCCATATCTTTCTTTTTACTTTTGCAGCCTCATCAATAATAAGAAGATCTAAACCTTCCCCTACTAATGAGTCAGGGTTATCAGCAGACTTGCCTTCAACTACTGTTCCCCATTTAAATTTTATATATCTTTCTTTTTCAGAAGCTCTTATAATATCGTTTTGATGCCCTACTACCATCTTCTTCCATATTTCTCTAAACATCAAGTCAGCTTTATCGTAAGATAGCCCAACGCACCATATTCTTTTATTTGGCTGTGATGCTACAAAAGTAGCTTCCATAGCAGAGCAAGTTGTCTTACCGAACCTTCTACCACATACCATTACAAAAAATCTTGATGTATCTTTAGTTGGAAAATGTAGTTTTTCTTGACCTTTGTGAGGTTTATACCCCATAAAGTCAAACCAAGACTTCTTAAATTTTAATTCTTCTTGTAAATTATTTTCCATTAAAGGTTGCAATAAACAACTGCCATAATCTAACTTATGGCGTAGTATAAATACAAGATATAGTATTTTTATTTTACAAAAACACAATAAGGAGGGCAGTATGTCCGAAGAAACAAAATCAGTAGCAAGCGAAACAGTAAGTGAGCAACCTATCCAAGAAACACCAGTAAGTTCGCCTGATGTTGGTGCATTAATAGCAGAAAGCAAAAAGTATAGAACTAGGGCGCAGGAAGCTGAGGCTCGTGTAAAGCGAATGCAAAATAAATTTGCAAAAGCAGAGGAAGAAAAACTTAAAGAAAAAGAGGATTTTAAAGCCTTGTATGAAAAGGTGTCCTCTGAAAACGAAAGTTTGTCATCTAACGCTGAAAAATGGAGCAAGTATGAAGAGGCTAAAAGAACCTCTTTGTTAAACCAGCATCCTGAGAGCGAAAGGGAGACATTGGCAGGTTTGCCTTTAGAGACCCTTGAATTTGTTACAAGTAAAATTAATAACACAAAGCCTAATGCTCCAGAGGTTATAGGAAGAAGCAAAGATATCGTCATAGACAAGGAATGGAAGGATATGAATGATTCCGAAAGAAGGGCTTTCTATGCCAGTAAAGCAAAGGGCAATTAAATCACAGGAGAAATAAATGTTTAACTTAAACTTTGAAGGTCAAAATCCTTGGATTGCTTCAGGTGCTGATTTTAGCATCACATCAAGAATCCAAATGAATTTGGCTGGCACAAATAATGTTGCTCTTGCTGGTGGTTTGCAGGACTCTGATTCTGCTACTGCTACATTACAAGAGTTTATCCCTGAAGTATGGGGTGCGTCAATAATGGATTATATGGAAAAAAATCTAGTATTTGGCGCTATGGCAAACGATCAATCTGCTTTAATTGCAGGTGGTGGAGATAGAATTCATTTGCCAAGACAAACTGAGCTGACTGCGTCTGACACTTACGGTGGCGGCACAGTTGCTGTTGAAACTTTGATTGACACAAATTTAGCTTTTGCTAAATCTACTGATGCTGAAGATGCTTATACTTTAGATATCAATCAAGCTATTCATAGCGCAATTTCAATTACTGATGTTGCAAAAGTTCAGTCAGGATATGATGTTATGAATCTTTATACATCTAAGCTTGGATATGCTTTAGCTAAGAAGGTAGACCAATATTTAGCGCTTAAAGTGTTTGAAGCAGTTGCATTCAACTATGCAAACGGAACAGACGACGGTGGTCAGGCTGGAAATACTGTTGAATTAAATACTACTCACGACTCAACAGATATTATAGCAGCAGGGGTAGCTAATATGTTAGAAGCTATTTACACAAACGATTCTAACGCAAGCGACTACTTTATGGTGCTTACACCAGCAACTTATGGCAGCTTATTCAAATTAGCTGAATTTGCTAAATATGAAGGTACTGGTTTAGCTGGAAACGAAAACCCATTTATTAATGGTTTTGCTGGTCAGTTAGGTGGAGTACAAGTTATTGTCTCTAATAACTTTATGCACTATGGTGCAGGATCTGCTACCGCAGCTGCTTCTTCTTCACCAGTTGGTAACTTTAGCGCAAATGGCGTTTCAGATGAAAGTGAGAAGTTGCTTGGATACTTAATACATAAAGATGCTATGCACATTGCTTATTCTTCAGGATTGAAAGCAAGAGTGCAAAGTGACTATCATTTACCTTCTCTATCTACAAGATTTGTTGCAGATAGCGTATATGGATGCTTAGTTACTGGTAATACTACTGCTGGAAACAAAAAAGTTTTCGCATTAGTAAGCCCAGCTTCTTAATAAGTAGCTATAAATTAAGGGGGTGGGAAACTGCCCCCTTTACAATCAAAGGAAACTATGAAACTAACGATAAAAAAATCAGACGGAACAAAACTAATTAAAGAATTTAAAAAAGAAGATGTAGGCTCTGCAAAAGCATTGGGCTGGGAAGAAATTGGTGCAAAACCAAAAAAGAAAAAATCTAAAAAGAGTGCAAAATAAATATCAATATTGGACAGAACAATATAATATTATGAAAGACATTATAGAACAATTAAAGATACACGAAGGCTATAAACCTAAAGTATATAAATGCACCGCTGGTGTAGATACAATAGGAATCGGCTTTGCTATTAAAGACTTAGAGTTATCTGAGGATGTTTGCGAATTGATCCTAAAAGAAAAACTACAAGCATTAGAAGAAAGATTTGAAGATAAATTTGATTGGTTTAAAACATCTCCTATAGAAGTTAGGAATGTTATGTTAAATATGGCTTATCAGCTTGGATTTAGAGGTTTTTGCAAATTCAAGAAAACTTTAAGCTATCTAGAGAACGCTGAGTGGGAAAGCGCTTCTAAAGAAATGTTAGACTCTAAGTGGGCAAAGCAAACGCCTAATAGAGCAAATGAACTAAGTGAGATTATAAAATCTCTTTAGTTGCTTCTTTCTACTGCCAAACATTAACTTATGTCATCTGAAGAATACTTAAATAAGGTTTTAGCTTGCCCTAAATGCTATCATAGAGGCTTAACTAGAAGCGGATTTGATAAATACAAACAAAGATATCAATGTGGAGCTTGCAAGCATAGAACAGTTAATCCTATAGAGGATTTAGAGCTTCTTAGAGAGAATGTAAGATACAGAAAAGAGAAGCAAAAAGCTCAAGATGTTACCAGAATAGAGCGAAAAGGTTTCAGAGAACACGCAAGAATTGAAAACGCTGTAGAAGAATACAGCAAAGAATTAAAAAAGCTTTTTGAAAATAATAGACTACATAAGCTTACTAAAAGCCATAAGATTAGTAAAAGGGCGGTTGGGGTCATCCAATTTAGTGACGTTCACTTTAATGAGTTAGTTGAACTTCAGAATAATCGATACGATTTTAAAGTTGCATCACAACGATGCCAATATTTTGTACAAAAAGCATCAGCGTATTTCGAGATTAACGGAGTTAGCCAAGTTGTGGTTGCTTTAACTGGAGATCTAATGAATAGTGATAGAAGGCTGGATGAATTACTTAATCAGGCTTCAAATAGGGCTAAAGCTACCTTTTTAGCAGTTGATATAATGCAACAAGTTATATTAGACCTAAATAAACGCTTTAATGTTAGTGTAGCTAATGTGGTAGGGAATGAAGGTCGTGCAAATAAAGAGCTGGGTTGGGCTGACGCAGTTGCAACAGATAACTATGATTATACTATATTTAACTGCTTAAGATACCTTTTTAAAGAATCAAAGGTACATTTTATTGATGGAGACCCATCAGAGATAGTTATAGATGTTGCAGGTCAAAACCTTTTAATGCTTCACGGTCACGGAGCAATAAGTGCTGGTGTTGAGAAGTCGATAAACCAAATATGTGGAAGATACTCAATGAAAGGCATTAAAATAGATTATGTTATATTTGGACACGTTCATTCTGCAAGAGTAGGCGATACATTCGGTAGAAGCTCAAGTATGGTAGGAGCAAATGCTTACTCTGAAAAAGCGTTAAATCTCGGCGGTAGAGCAAGTCAGAATTGCTATGTTTTTTATGAAAATGGAAACCGAGATGGTATAAAAATAGATTTACAAAATACAGATTGTGACGGTTATGAAATTGATAAAACTTTGGAGGCGTATAATGCAAAATCAGCGAAAAAAAGCAAGAAAAGCGAAACCATATTCAAGGTGGTCGTGTAATACATCCTCGTTTGTTAATTCTCCAAATTACGCAAAAAGTCGGTCTTGCACTACGCTTCCAATATTTTCGGAGAGTATCTATGATAGATAGTTTGAGGACAGTAACAGCAGGAGCAAGTGGGATGGTTGTTACTTGGATGGAATGGTTGCCAATGATGGTTAGAGTTTTAGTTGGGTTGGCGACATTTGTTTATATATGTGTAAAAATTTATAAGTTATTGAAGTAATGAATGAACGAAGAAGAATTAAAGAGACAAGCAGAGGGATTCCTAGGAAACTGGGTATGGCTATTTGTATCTGGAATTGCTCTTCTATTATTTAAATCAACGATAGAAACTGTTGTTGAAGGACTAAAAGTCTTTCTTGGCAAAGACCTAAACACGGATGATGTGGTTATATTAGATGGTCGCCCTGCAAGAGTAATTAGAGTTGGTTTATGGAAAACTACATTCTTTGCGTATGATATTGGTATAGCTAATGGAAAGCCTTTTGTTAAAGGTGGAACTAAGATACAGATACAGAATGATAAGTTAAAAGACCACGTTATAGAAAGCCCATTACAAATGTTAGATCTAAGTAAATGGGAGGGAGGTCAAGATACTTAGTCTTAAAGAAAGAAAGATGCTAACCAGTTTAAAGCAACAAGTAGACGTAAAGATTGCTAGTTTTGGTTTAAAGATAAGAAGGCTTGAGAATGAAAATAGAAGTCTTCGTGGCAAAGTTATAAGGCTAGAAAAATTAATTAAAGGAGAATGAAATGGATTGGATAACAATGGGATTAGGTTTAAGTAGCGGTGGAGCAGTTATGTGGGTGCTAAAAAAGATACCTAATAAAGATTTATGCTTTTTTGTTGAAACAGCTTTTGAAAAGTTAGG